AAAAGTGGTAGTTACTACTACGAATATCTTACATCATTAGCAGCTAAAGATTATTTTAACAATGGTGGTCAAACATTATTGATTACTAAAGTAATTAGTGGTTCTGCAAATGTTAGCACATATGCTAATGCTGATGTGCCTTCTAGTACAGCTGTAGGTGTTTTATACGCTACAGGAAGTGGATTATTAGCTGCTGCTTTTACAGACAACATTGAAGTTAGAATTACATACGGTAGTGATGTATATAGATTTATAGCTTCTGGAGATCCAATCCCTAGTGGTGATACCGATGGTAAATTATATTTCTTCAGTACAGGATCAACTGCTGCTGTGTCTGCTGCAAACTTAGCAGCTGAAATTAATACTGCTATGCCAAGTATAGTTCAAGCATCTAACAACACAGCAACATTAATTATATCTGGATCTTCAGCTGGTACTTATGCTAATGGCATTACTGTAGCTACAGGATCTGTTTCTTCTTTCTCTACTTTATTCACATTAGGAGGAGGAACAGTTAATACTGCTACTGGTAATACTTCATTTACTCTTGAAACTATAGCTTGGGGAGATGCAATGAATAATACTAGTAGTTTAAGTGCTGGTGCTTTAGCAAGTGGTAGTGCAATTAATGTTCGTTGGGAAATTACAAATGTAAACATAGGAAGTGGTGTATTTAGTTTAGCAGTTCGCGCTGGTAACGATAATAATGCTCAACCTAATTATCTTGAAACATGGCCTAACCTATCATTAGACCCAGCATTACCTAACTTTATTTCTCGAGTAGTTGGTGATATTAAACCTATTTATCGTGTAGATACTGATGGTGCTCCTTATATCGATACTACAGGATCTTATGCTAATGCTTCACAATATGTTCGTGTTAGATCAATAACTACTCCTCAAGTAGATTCTATTGATAATAATGGTAATTTCAAAGCAGCACAATATAGCGGCAGCCTACCAGCATTAGGAAGTGGATCATATGGTGGTTCATTTAGCGGTGGTGTTGCTGCAACAAATTTAGTTCAATTAATGAACGAAAATATAGGTAATGGATCTACAACATCTGCTAATATTCAAGGATTTATGCCTGCTGATTATAATGCTGCATTTAATTTATTAGCAAATAAAGATGAATACCAATTCAATGTATTATTAGCACCTGGTGTGAGTTTAGATAATGCTGCCTCTACAACTATGATTTCTACTTGCGAAGGCAGAGGTGATGCTATTGCAGTTGTAGACTGTAAATTATATGGTAATGTAGTAACAGCTGCTGCAACCGCTGCTGCTGGTCAATCAAGTAATTATGCAGCTACATACTGGCCTTGGATTCAATTATATTCAAGTGCATTAGGTAAAGCTGTATGGGCTCCTGCCTCTACAGTAATGGGTGGTGTATTTGCATTTAACGACCAAGTTGGTGCTGAATGGTTTGCTCCTGCAGGTTTAAATCGTGGTGGTGTACCGTCAGTATTAAAAGCTGAGCGTAAATTAACTCAAAACGATCGTGATGTATTATATCAAGCAAATGTTAACCCATTAGCTACATTCCCTGGAGAGGGTGTTGTAGTGTTTGGTCAGAAAACGTTACAGCGTAAAGCAACCGCTCTTGATCGTGTAAACGTTCGTCGTTTGTTGATTGCTCTTAAAGGATATATTGGTCAAGTTGCTAATAACTTAGTATTTGAGCAAAATACTAACGTAACACGTAACCGTTTCTTATCTCAAGTTAATCCATATCTTGAATCAGTAGTACAACGTCAAGGCTTATATGCTTATAAAGTTGTAATGGACGATACAAACAACACACCTGATGTAATAGATAGAAATCAGTTAGTAGGTCAGATTTATATCCAACCAACCAAAACTGCTGAATTTATTATATTGAATTTTAATGTCCTCCCCACTGGAGCCACATTTCCTGCATAGGTTAATATAGCAATAAAATAACAAAGCTGCAACGAAAGTTGCGGCTTTTGTTTTCTTCATATATTTATATTCGACGTAAATGAAATAATGTATGAAAACATGTACAAAATGTAATGTGGAACAACCACTAGATAACTTTTCAAAAGATAGTAAAGGTAAATTAGGTGTTAAGAGTCGATGTAAAGTATGTATTAAAGAATATGATACTGAATACAATAAAGCAAATACAGATAAAATACAGCAATATTATATTGATAATAAAAAGCGTATAAATAAACAATCCAAACAATATTATATTTTAAATCGAGAAAAACTACTAGAAAAACAAACTCAATATGGTAAAGATAATCCTAAAGTGCGCCGCAAAGCAACAGCAAAATACCTAAAAAACAACCCGGAGTACTATAACAGCTATCGTAAACAACGCTATAATAATGACCCACAGTTTAAATTAAGAATAATATTAGGTAATAGATTAAATGAAGTATTAAAGAAAAATAAAACATACAAAATATCTAATATTATTAAATTATTAGGATGTTCATTAGATGAAGTAAAACAATATTTAGAAAAACAGTTTACTACTGGTATGAGCTGGGAAAATCATGGTATTTATTGGGAGGTAGATCATATCTTACCTTGTGATTCTTTTGATTTATCTGATATAAAGCAACAGAAACAATGCTTTCACTATACTAATCTTCAACCATTAACTAAAATAGATAATCGCACTAAATCCAATAAAGTATTGTAGTTTTCCAATATCTTACATATTTATACGCAGAATAATTTAACAATAAAATTAAAATTTAAACGATATGCCTGTTCTAGATAGCAACGAAATTATGTTTACTGCCTTTGAACCTAAAGTTCCAAATCGCTTTATCATGTATATTGATGGTATTCCATCATATTTGATTAAGAAAGCGTCGGCTCCTGGATTTGAAGCTGGTGAAATTATATTAGACCACATTAATGTTTACCGTAAAGTTAAAGGTAAAGTAAAGTGGAATGACATGACTTTAGAATTATACGATCCCGTAACTCCATCTGGAGCACAAGCCGTAATGGAATGGGCTCGTTTAGCACACGAATCTGTAACAGGTCGTGATGGATATTCCGATTTTTATAAGAAAGACTTAACATTAGATATTTTAGGACCTGTAGGTGATGTAGTAGGTGAGTGGATTATCAAAGGTGCTTATTGTAAAACCGCTACTTTTGGGGATTATGATTGGTCATCTGGTGATGCTGCGATTACACTATCAGTATCAATTGCTATGGATTATTGTGTATTGAATTTCTGATCCCTAATTAAGAAAATAAGTAGAAGCGTTTGCCTGTTTGGCAAGCGCTTTCTTTTTACATATATTTATACGTGATATCCTCTTAGAACAAGATGAAGACATGTACTAAATGTAATATAGAAAAATCATTAAACAATTTTGTTAAAAATAAAAGGCAAAGTGATGGGTATCACTATGTTTGTAAAGATTGTCATAAACTATATAAAGAACAAAATACAGATACCATTAAAGAAAAACATAAAGAATGGTTATTATCTAATAAAGAGTACATATCTCAGTATAATAAACAGTATAATATAAATAATTATGAAAAAAAGAAACATTCTATAGATAAATGGTGGAAAGACAATCCTGATTATCATAAGGAATGGAAACGAAAAAAGTATACTACTGATATTTATTATAGGATTAAAGATAATCTTAGAAGCAGGTTTTATAATGCCGTTATAAATCAATTTAAAATACAATCTGTTATAGATATATTAGGATGCTCTGTTGAAGAATGTAAACATTATCTAGAATTACAATTTAAACCTGAAATGAATTGGGAAAATCATGGTAAAATATGGGAAATTGATCACATTAAACCATGCGATAACTTTGATTTAACAAATATAGAACAACAAAAACAGTGTTTTCATTACACTAATCTCCAACCTCTATTTAAAACAAGTGGAATAGCTAAAAAATTTAATTATATTAACGAAATAGGAAATAGAAATAAATCAAATAAAATAACATAATATGGCAGAATTACGACTACCAACTGAAACCATCTCATTACCCTCAAAAGGTTTACTGTATCCTGAGACATCTCCACTTTCTAAAGGAGAAATTGAAATGAGCTATATGAGTGCAAAACATGAAGATATTCTCTCCAATAGCAACTATATCAAAAACGGAACCGTAATTGATAAATTACTTCAAGCACTAATTGTTACACCTATTAATTATAATGAATTATTAGTAGGTGATAAAAATGCAATATTAATTGCTGCTCGCGTATTAGGATATGGTAAAGATTACACATTCAGATATACAACTAAAAGCGGACAAGAAGCAGAAGCAACCGTTGATTTATCTAAATTAGAAGATAAAATAGTAGATGAATCGTTGCTTAAAAGAGGATCAAATGAATTCTCATTTACACTCCCCCATTCAGGAAATGTTGTTACTTTTAAATTATTGACACACGGTGAAGAGCAAAAGATTGAAGCTGAAATTAAAGGTCTACAAAAAGTAAACCCAAATTCATCATCCGAAGTTACTACACGTTTGAAATATATTATAACATCTGTAGAAGGTAAGCGCGACCAAAAAGATATTCGTGAATTTATAGATACCTATCTTATCGCTAAAGATGCTAGAGCACTACGTGAATATTATGCTAAAATATCTCCAGACATCAATATGATATTTAAGCCAGAGGACGAAGATTATACAGGGGAGGGTATAACAGTACCTGTTTCTCTTAACTTTTTTTGGCCTGACGCCGGACTATAGATTATACTTATTTAAACAAATACATGAAATAGTATTTCATGGTGGTGGTGGGTACGATTGGAATACAGTATATAATATGCCTATCTGGTTGCGTCGTTTTACATTTGAAACGTTAAGAGAACATTTTGAAAAACAAAATGAAGAAGCAGAAAAGCAACAAAATATGCTTCAAAATAACGGTAAAAGTAAAGGTGAATTATCACGACCAAATATAGCTCCAAAACAACCGACATATACAACAAAGGCGCCTAAAAAATAGGCGCCTTCAATATTTATATAATGTAACATTATATTATGGCCACACCTCCTACTGCTGCAACTCAACAGGATATTCAAAATAGTGAAAGATTACTTGATTTATCCAATCAATTAGTTGATTCCATTAATGAACGTAAAAAATTATTAAAAGGAATTAATGCTGAAGAACAACAGTATTTTAATACGGTTAGACAACAGCAAAAATTATCTCAAGACATTGCAGCAAATGCAGAAAAATATTTAGGCTATCAAATTAAATCTAAAGATTTAGCTAAACAAATTACAGCTACTAAAGATAACCAAGGAAAAACAGAATTAGCTTTTAATACTAAAATTAACAATCAAGCTAGTTTAGCTGAAAAATTAGAAAAGCAAAGACAAGAAGCTTTACAAAAAGCTTTTAATGTTAAAAAGCAAATACAACAGCAAACTAATTTAATTAATAAACTAGATGAAAAAAATCAAGAGTTACAAATAAGAAAAGCTGAAGCTGAAAGAGAAAATAATAGAAATTTAGTTAGAAATATTCAAGCTCAAATTAGAGAAAATCAAAGACTAGCTGATAATAAAGAAAAGTATATTAAAACTTTAGAAACTCAATTTGATAAAGAAAAAAATATAGCTAAAACAGCTCGTGAAACTATTGAAAATGGTAAAAAATTATTAGAAGCACAAAAAAAAGAAATAGAGTTTTTAGAAAAAAATCTAAAAATACGAAAACAAATAGAAAAATCTACAGGGCTATTAGGAGGGATGGCTAAAGCTGCCTCAAAAATACCTGGAATAGGTCAATACCTTAATGCAGATGAAGCCATTGATGAAATGGAAAAGTATGCCGCTAGTATTGAAGAAGCAGGAGGTAAAGCTACTAGTTTTGGCAATAGAATGTTAATAGCTAAAAAAGGACTATCTGTTCTAGCTAAAGGAGCTATAGAAAATCTAAAATCCCCAGAGGCTGTATTTACATTTATAATAACAAAAGCATTAGAAGCTAATAGACAAGTAGTTGAATTAGGAAAATCACTAGGGGTTAGTGCAGATGTAGCTGAAAATTTAAGACAAGAATATGCTGGTTTTGCAAGAAGTACAGGTGATACTTTTGTAAACACTAATAGACTATTAAAAGCTCAATCAGAATTATCTAAAGAATTAGGTATTGCTGTTAGATTTAGTAATGAAGAATTAGTTACATTTGCTAAATTAACTGAATTAACAGGATTATCAGCACAAGAAGCAGGAAATTTAGCTAAAGCATCGGCAGCTGCCGGAATGCCTACAGAAAGATATACTGATAGTTTAAGAGAAGCTGCTTTTTTTGCTCAACAAGCAACGGGTACTCATTTTAGCAGTAAAGAAGTATTACAAGATATTTCTAAATTAAGTGCAGGAATATTAGTTAAATTCCAAGGTAATCCAAAAGCATTAGGTCAAACTGTTGTTGAAGCTAAAAAATTAGGATTAACATTAGATCAAATAGATAAAGTTGGTGAATCATTATTAAATTTTGAGCAATCAATTGAAAATGAATTAAAGGCAGAATTAATAACAGGCAAACAACTTAACCTAGAAAGAGCACGAGCTGCAGCTTTATCTGGAGATCAACTAGCCCTAACTAGAGAAATATCATCCCAGGTAGGAACCTTAAATGACTTTCAAAACATGAACGTTATTGCTCAAAAATCATTAGCAGATGCTTTTGGTTTGAGCAGAGAAGAAATGGCTGAAATGTTAATAAAACAAGAAGCCATAAACAAATATGGAGATGAAGCAGCTAAATTAAATAAAGAACAACTAGAAGACATGAAGAGGCAAGGCCTATCAGCCTCAGAATATCTTAAAAAACAAGAACAACAAAGAACAGCTCAAGATAAGTTCCAGGATGCTATGATTAAATTACAAGACATAATTGGTAATTTAGTAGCAGGCCCTGTAGGACAGTTATTAGATGCTTTAGCTGATATAGTAACAGTAGCTGTAAATATCCTAAGTGTATTCAGTCCTATATTTAGTCTAGTTTCAGGCATAGCAGAACTAATATCTGATATCTTATCTGAATGGTATATTTTATATCCATTAATAGGAATTGTAGCTTTAGGCTATTTACCTAAAATGTTAAGTGCTTTTAATGGTATTGGTGCTAGCATTAAAGGAATAATAAGTAACCTAAGTAAA